TCAAGATTGGAAATTAATTTTTCAATTTCTTTTTGTATATCCATAGGCTCGGGCCCCCTTATATCAAAAAAAGTGGGTTTCCAATTTGTTGATTTTTGTAATATTTCCTGCTGCTGTTTTCTTAAGTTTTCAAGTTTTTTTTGTGCAGAATTTTCACCCTGATATGTTCCAAGTCTAGTAGATGAATGTTGTTCCGTTCCTGTAATGCTTTGTATATATTCTTTTTGTTCGGGAGTTAAGTTTGCAGCGTCGTCTGGATTATAAAGTGATGACCAAAAAGTTGTATTAGTTTTATCCCTTAAAGGTAATTCGGCAAATGAATAATTTTTTTTGTTTACAATACCTTCTACTAAAAATTGTTTAAATCTCAGCATATCAATATTTATAAACCCCCGGGCTTTTTGCCTAGGGGTCTATTTTATGCTCCTCCGACTGGGTTCGAACCAGTGACCCGAGAGTTAACAGCTCTCTGCTCTACCTACTGAGCTACAGAGGAGTGAAGGATCAGACTATCTGGCAACCGCCAGCACTGCAAGCAAATTCCTTTGCCGACTCAGTATTGTCTTCTGCTTCGTATTTAGACAGCTCCTTAAAGTTAACTTTAACTTTTGGATGTGCTGAATACGTTGCTGAATCAATTTGCTCAAATGGAGCCTGAGCGTATGTGTGATTGTCTCCACCGGGAAGGAACGAGATGCCTGTTGCGACATCAAAGTTTTCCCACAGCCAGTTGCCGACCTCAAGGAACTCGGAGTCCTTGTAGTTGACGGTGATAGATGGCTTGTGTTGACAATAATGTTCCTGATAAGTCTTCCACAGATCCAAGTGATCCAATGCACGGAGATCTTCCGTGGTGATTGTACCTCTTGGGGCCTTCATAGCAAACGTGAAGACCGCTGTGTTATTAGGATTAATCACATCATCTTCGCAAGGAACGCCTTGATCCTTCATGAGATTGTAAATTGGGTCCTTCTTGTCAATTCTAATTCTACGATAATAATGTTCCGCATAACGAGGATGTAGACCAGAGGCCGAGTCAACCAAGCAAGAAGTCGTTCCCTCTGGCTTGACGCATGTGATTGACTTGCTAGGATTGATACCAAGTTTCTCTGCCCACTTCATGTTTGTGGCTGTTGCATGGTCACGAAGAGTTTCAAGAAGACGAACCAACTTTGGCTTACCTTCTAAACCACTGGTCAACTTGTTGTCATAGATACCAGTCATGCTAACACCAAGAAGTCTCTCTTCTTCACAGTTCTTCTTCCACTCTGGACGAAGATATGGGAAGTTCGTGAATGTAGATTGCACTGTGCCAATGATTGTAGCAATCTCAATCTTCTTCTTGAGGCTTGCTGCAGTGTCATCAGGACGAACAACAACAGTAGAAAGATTGCAGAATTCAAATGGCTTCAGAATGATTTCCGAGCATGGGTTTGTTCCATACTCGCAGTTTTCATCGCGACCCCATTTGGCTGCTTGCTCTTGAAGAGCCTTACGATTGATCATGCCACGCTCACCGCTGTGGCTGTTGTACAGAGATGTCCACTCCTCAAGGAACTGGCCCATCGGAGGACGGCCACGGTAGACCGCTGAGTTGTTTGCGTATGAACGGAAGCCTGCTTGCTCCCACCATGCCCCGCTCTTGCACAATGCCATCTCACGGTCAGAAAGATCGCTGAGAGAGATCATGGCAGAACGACGAACACCACCAACGATGACTGCATTGGCAATAGCACAGCAGATATCATGGCATTCAAGAGCAGTCAATCGACGGCCTTGTGCGTTGTAGAATACCTTGACAATAAACTTAAACAAATTGTCAAGAGGAGCGGGGCCACTTGCGCGACCACCGAAAGTCTTGAGTCTGGCTCCCGATGGACGAATCTTGCTCAGATCCCACTTGACATGGCGACCACAATAAAGATGATCCATGAGGAACTTGACTGCATTGCCCCAACCTTCCTTGGAGTCTTCAACGACATAAGTGATGTTAAATGACTTCTCAATCTTGTTTGCAACTTGTGGAAGTTTGTCTGTGTATTGGTGTTCAACAGAATAACCGACACCAGTTCCGTTCATCAGAACAACAAATAGTTCTGCAAAAGAATCAAGACTGTCGATGGGCAGATATGAACAATTATACAGACAGGTATTGTCGTGATCCAATGCTGGTCCAGCGGTCATCAGGCTGCGCATGGAAGGAAGAACCTCAAGATTGAGAATTGCTTCCTTAACATCAGGACGTTCTGCAAGTTGAGGAACTTTGCCTGTAAAATATTTCCACCAGCGATCTACGCACTCCTCCCAAGACTCACGGCGATTGTGCTCCGGAAGCCAACGAGAATAGCGCGAAATGAAAATAAACGATTGAAATGGTGATAAAATTTCTGCCATATTGGGCGACTCCTTAAGTGGTGTCTTTATTTAGTTGTTAGATTTTTCCATGAAAACGGGAAAATTGGAGCAATAATTTTATCAATTGCTTCAGCGTATTTCTGAATTTCCCATTGTGAGTGAGCATCGATTCTCAGGTTATAAACTCTGGCAAATGCGTAGAGAGAACCAGTCCACACAAATTCAGTATAAGTTCCTTGAGGAAGAATAGATCTGGCCTGCTCTGGAGCCACACCATCTGCCAACAGGCGATTGTATAGTGCTATGCATTCCTTTGCCACGCCATCATATTCTTGACGTAGATGAATGCAAGTATCCATATCCTCAATAGCACCACTGCTTCCCTGTTTTGCACCATCGGTTGGTGCATATCTCCACATTGGAGTGTAGATCTCGGGGTCGAATGTGACGTATCTGCGACTAACCTCGTTCATCACAAGACCAACTTGATGCTTGCCCAACTGTGCTCTGACAAAGATGGGGCACTTGATTCTCACGCTGACCTGTGGGTGGCAGAATGGCGTGAAGTGATTGTGTTTTGCAAGATACTTGATAAGTTTTTGATCCTTCTCTGAAAGAGAACGGCTAGGAACATGACTGTCAGCATAGTCCCAAGAACTTTCCTTGTTGAAGGAAACTCGGGCAGCGTTGACAACACTTAGGTCTGAACCCATGTAGTCAACTAGCTGGACATGTCCGTGATCAAGAACCTTAATATCAGTCTGAGCCGCGCTTTGAGTTGTCTGTGTCATCATCTTCATCTTTATCTACAAGTTCAACAGTCACACCGGGAATTTTAGTAAAGTCTGCCGCATATTCGCGGGCTCTTGACCAAAGATCTGGGTCCATTTCCTTGACGTATTCGCCAAACCGTTGGACGAAGGTCAAATAGGCTTCACTTGCCTTTAAGATATCTTCTTCCGACATTTCATCATTATCGTCTTTCATTTTAAACCTTCTTCCAGTAAGTATATTTCATTTTTGCCTTGAGTCCAGAATAAACATTGTTGATTATCAGTTTCATGGTTGTGGGCACTCCATATGCAATAACCATGTCATTGATATCCTTCTTGTTTATCTCTGATGGCCAGATTACTACATTTCGTCCGGCATCAATATATTTTTCAATCAATGAACAAATTTCTAGATTTCTCGGTTCATTGTCAAAGATAAAAACAACCTTTGACTTTTCAATCTTCTCTGGCAATTGTTCAAGCCATCCTGCACCTTGCATTGCCGTGCAGTTTGGAATGAACATTGAATCAATCGGGCCTTCGGTCACATAAACAGTAGAACGAGCGTCTATCTTATCTAGGTTGTACCAGAGTCTTTCTTGGCCTTCTTTTTTGAGCGTGATGTATCGAATCGCCTTTTCGTCTTCGATGGCTCTTCCCTGTACTCCAATAAGCGAACCCATCTCGTCGTAGAACGGTAGAACGAGTCTGGCTTCCTTAGATCCAGTTCTGTCGAAGTCTGACATGACCTTGCTGAAATCAGAGCAGTAATAAAAATTGCAATATTTGTCTTTCGGAATTTGTCTAGACTCAACATATTTTACCGCCCTATGATCTGTATTGAGTAAGTCAAGCCGCGTGCCGATATTAGTGAAAGATGGTTCTCTGACAATCTTTTGTTCTTTAACCATTGGTTCTGGGTTCTTTTCCTTGTAGACCTCAAACGCATATTCTTTGCATAGTGTCGGGCTAACAGACTCAAGTACGCCATATAGATTACAAGAAAAACCGCAATTGTGGCATTTGTATACATAATGTCCTTTATGCTCAAAGAAATATCCCCTTGTCTTGGACTTATTTCTCTTTGAGTCGCCACACTTGAAACAACGACATGTGGCTAGCGTCTCTTTCTTCCACTTGAACTTCTCAAGTGAACCAGAGACAAGATTCACAAACTTCTTGTCAATATATAGAGTCATTTTGCGTCTTCAAATGACCAGCTCACCGCTTTGTTCTTTTTCTTTCCGAACGCCGGGTTGAATGCCTGTCCATCATATCCTGATCCGACTCCCTCATCATCCGTGTTATTAGAATTAACAAGATTATTGTTAGTATTGTCAACATCGTAAAATTTCATCTTTGACTTGTTTACGCCTACCAAGAATTTTCTGTTCTTGGTGGTATCATTACCACGATTCTTGAGTTGCTTGACCATTAGTTGCCCAGACTCTGCAAGTTCATCATTCTCAATGAGAGCAAAGAAGAAATCTGCAGTCTGTGGCAAGCCAAAGCTCTCAGATGTGTCTGTCATCTCCATATCACTGCTCTTTGCGCCCTCACGATTGACCTGTGTGGCTGTCCAAAGAGGAACATTGAACTGCTTGGCAAGACCTCGGAGTTCTTCAGCAATTCCCTTGACATAGGTATAACTGTTCATGCCGTTGCCAAGTTTAAATCTTGCACAAGAGCAAATGTTAAGGTAGTCAACAAAAATTACGTCTGGAATGAACTTCTTCTTGATCTTCAATTCTTCCATGAGATTGCGGAAGTGAGTAACATTTGCTGCAGCCGTAGGATATTCCTTGATGATCAACTTTCCACGGCATATCTTCTTTAGGTTGTCAACTTTGTTCTCGTATTGAACAATTGGCATGCGCTCAAGTTCGTGAATATCTGTATCAAACAAATTGGCATCAATTCTTTTTGCAATTTCCTCTTCTGCCATTTCAAGAGTAATGTACAGAACATTCATATTCTGTGAGAGACATGCTGCTGCATGATGGCAAAGGAAAGCACTCTTGCCCACACCAGATGCTGCCATGACAACGTTTAGAGTCTTCTTTTGGACTCCACCCCTAGTAATCTTGTTAAACATCTCCAGATCGAAAGGAACGCGCTCTTCAACTCTGTGATAATATTGATACCGCTCATCCACATCTTCAAGAAAGTCATGCCCGACTCTTGTATCAAATGAGACGGACAAAGCCTTTGACATAATCTCTGGAATTGCATTTTGTGTCTTCTCCTTGTCTTTGCCTTCAATGATACCGATAGATTCCATGATACCATTGTAGATAGCTTTTTCCTTGCAGAACTTTTCAGTATTCTCGACAAGCCAAATTGTGTCTGACTTCTCACCTTCCTTGTACATCTCTTCTGCAATGGATGCACA